AGCTGGCCGATATAGTCCAGCACCGGGTAGGACGCGAAGGCCAAGAGGTTCTGCTGGCCCGTGTATTGGATGGCGTTCCGGACCAGTGTCTCCCGGTAGGCATAGAGGTTGATCAGCAGGCGTTCGACCTGGGCCGGGTAGAGGGTCTTGCCGCTGGCCTGCTCGAACGTCGCGATCATGTCGTTCAGGATCGCGAGCGGATCGAGACCGTCAGAATCGGTCAGGAACGACGGGGCCGGCAGCGTGGTGATCGAGGCGCTCATGCGGGAGTCTCCGCGCGGTCAGTGCGCAGGCGCATCGGCGGGCGGGGCTGCGTCAGCCTTCTTCGCTGTGGCCTTGAGCGTATCGTTCTCGGCCCGGAGCGCAAAGATTTCCGTGCGAAGTTCGACCGTCTCCTGGGTCAACTGCATGACCGTAGCGGCCAGCGCTTGCATCTGCGGAGAGGGGGGCTGTGGGACGGTTTGCGCCGCCGCGATGACGGGAACGAACAGGATGGACGCGATGATGAAACTACGCATGGTGGCTCCTCAACAGTGCGTAACAATGCCTTTGACAGAAGCAAAGCTGGATGTGGGTGTGCCGGAACAGGACACGCCCGCGCTGGTACCGGAGGTGAACGACGCAGAAGTTAGTCCGTTGGGGAAATTGACCACTCCCGTCCCCAGAGCGGTAATGCTGAGGTTCGCGTTCGTTGCGGGGGACGCACCGGCACCAACGACGGTTATGCCCGGGGCTGCGCCTGCACTCCCCACTATTTCGACGCGGGAGTTGTAGTTAGCGACAGTTGGACCGACCATGAAGCTGGGGCCAGCATATTCCGATGTCGTGAAGGAACTCTCGTCCCACAGGATGCCGTTCGACACGGTGAGTTCGGTATCCGTGTTGGATGTCGGGTAGTGGTCGTCCGTTATGAACGCATAGGTCGCCAGTTGCGTGGAGGCCGAAACCGCATTCTGCAGATTGAACCAAATGCCTTTGTAGTAGCCAGGTAGCGCGGTGCTTCCCTCATTCGTTATCTCGACGGCGGCAATGGCCTTGCTTACGTTGGGCCCGATCGTGGACACCTCGATCGAGGCGTCGCCGGGGATGATCCCGCTATGCAAGTTCGTGACGGCCACGACGGCCCCGTGTGCCGCCCCGCTGGTCTGTCCCGCGATGGTCTGCGCCTGGAACACCCCTCCGAATGATTGGGCGCCGTTGACGCCGTTGACGCCCAGGCCGGCGACGCCGTACCCGTCTCCGCCGGCATTCGTCACCGTCGTGGCCCCGTAGACGCAGATCCCGCCGGATGCCTGCGGCAGTGTCATTACGCAGCCGTAGCCGGCGACGCCATTCGGGTAGGTCGTGCTGTTCGGCGAATAGCTGCCCTGTAGGCTGTTTACGAACAGCGTGGCCCCCGCAGAGCCGTTGCCTATCCAATCGGTCAGTATATCGCCACCGTAGCGGGTTCCGCCTGTATAGGTTCCGCTATTCGTCTCTGCCGTTGACGTCATCGCCAGGGCCTGCACAGACGTCAGGCCAGCCGAGACGGTGACCGTTCCGAGGAACGCAGCGTTGCCGCCCGCCTCGAACGTGCTGCCGGCGACGAACGGGCTGGCGGCATAGATGGCCGCCGTTCCCTTGGCGGTCAGGTTCAGCTCGACGTTTGTGTCCGCCCCGATCGCCGCGACTTGCGTGGGCGCTCCGGTAACACTTGGCACCAGCGCCACGCCATTGACCGCGTTGGCGATCGCCTGGATGCTGGCATCAAGGCCACCGGCCTGGTTCACGAACGAGACGCCACCGTCCTGGAACTGCATGCTGATGGAATTCGCGGCTGTCGCCACGGTACTGGTGATGTTGGGTCCGGCCACGTCAGAGGCGTCATGCCACTGGATGATGTGGCCCTTGGCGAGCCGCATCGCATACCCAAAGCCGCTGTAGTTGGTGAGCGCGTTGGCGCCGACAATGATTCCGGTCTGGAAGCGCGCCCCGTTGTCCTTGATGCCAATCGCCTCAGTGGCATCGGTGACGCCGGCATGCGAGCCGCCGGAGGCCAGCCAGAGGGCGATCGTCGAACCATAGACCTCCGGTGAGCCCGGAGACGTGGCCGTGGCCTGCGGGCCGAAATTCACGGCATCGATCTCGCGCCCGAACGCGAGCCCGGAGGAGCCCGACAGTGTCTGCGCCTCATCGTATCCCGCGTAGACCGAGAGGTGGCGGCCGCTTGCGGCGAACACGTCGTCATTGAACGCGAAACCAGCAGTGCCAATCGTAGTCTCCAGCGAGCCGTAGCTGTTGCTGAGCTGCGAGGCCCGGGAGGCTGTCGTCAGGGCGATCTGCCCGTTGGGCGACAGAACGGCGGCATTCGCGCCGGTCACGGGCCAGGCGAGCTGATAGGCCGACCCGCTGGTCAGCCAGTCCGCGGCATAGAGGTGCGTCGTGCCGCTCACCCCGAGCCCCGTGAACGCGCCGGCCGCGTTGTAGTCCTGCTTGGACGCCCACGCATGGTCCCACTGCGAGATGGACCATATCGCCCCTTGTGCCGGGGACTGTCCGATGCCGAAGCCGTTTGTGGGAGCCGGTATTGACTGTGCTGCTGCCGGCAGCGGGCCGATCAGAATCGCGAAAATCGCGAGAAGTTTGCGCACGGTCAGAATGCTCCTGTCCCAAAGGCGCTTGCCCCGAACACGAATCCCGAGGCTCGACTGGGCGCCGCTGTTGCCGCGGCGCCGACCGTCACCGTCGTGCTCTGCACGGTGTTGCCGATCACGATCTGCGGTGCCGTCCCGGCCAGCTTCAGGACCCAGCTCACCGTGACATCGAGGGCACCCGGACTTGCTGCACTGACGGTGCTGGTCACAGACTTCACCGTGATCCGGGGTTCCCAGGTCGCCAGCGCGTTCGTCACCGTCCCGGCGATCGCCGACTGCGCGGCCTGGATTGGCTGGTCGAGGTACTGGGTGATGTCGCAGCCGAACGTCGGTCGGAACGGGTCCTCGCCGGGGATGGTGGTGAGGATGATGGCGATGCACTGGTTGACGTCATCGAGCGCCTGGACGATCGAGCCGATCCCGGAGCCGGTCCCGCCGCCAGCCGTGGCGTCGAGTTCCAGCGACCAGTCGGCCGAGGTCACGTCGGCCAGGGTGGCGGTACCGGACATCACTTACCCCTGCGGACCAGAAGTCGTCGCTCCGCCACTCTGAACATCGCCGTGCACGTGCTGGGTGGCGCTGATCCCGATGGCCACCATGTCGCTGTCGCTGACGATCTGGCCGTGGACCTTGATGGTGCCGTCGCCGTTCAGCTTGATGTAGGAGCCGGCCCTGTCCTGCAGCAGCACGGTGCCATCGCTGGCCAGTGCAATTTCATTGCCGAGCGGGGTATTGATCGTGGCGCTTCCGCTGGTACCAAGCTGGACCGTGAGGGTGTGGGCCGCGGTGTCGTAGACGATGCTGGTGCCGTCGCTGTAGTCGGTCCTGTCCTGGGTATTGGTCGCGGCCTCGACTGGTGCGTCGACGCTCGACCACAGCTCGCCGTCGATGCTGCCGTTCTCGTCGTGCTCGTCGAGCGAGCACTTCACCTGCGCGCCGATCTCCGGTATGTGCCAGTGCTTCGTGCCCTGGGTGCCACGGGTCAGGACCTGGAGCCACCCGCTCTCGATGTTGTCGCGATCCGGGAACCGGACGCGCACGAATCCTTTGTACTGGGCCGTCCCGAGCGCGCTCACGATGCCGCTTCGGAACGTGACGTTCCGCGATTGTGCCCAGTATTTATCTGCCATCGCTCAGGTCCCCGGCGTTACGCCCGGCGAAGATGCGGCCTCGGTAATGTCCGCCCCGACGGTCTGGGCCGCCGTGCCGGTCACCACGATATGCAGCGACAGCGCCGTGACCCACCCCTGGGTGGCGAGCCGGTGTTTGGCTCGCTCAATCATGTAAGTGCTGCTGTCGTACGTACCGAAGCCCGAGACGTTCACTGTCATGCCGGCCCGATAAGTCATGGTTCCAGGCAACGAGATCTCGCCCGTGACCTTGCTCGCGTTGTGCTCGTGCAAGTAGGCTTGCGCGCGCAGTTGCGCCTGCTGGCCGTTCTCGACCCGCTCCACCGTCTTGAGGGTGTCGGCCGTTGGCACGTTGGTGGCGGTCGCGTGGCCGGTCACCAGCGCCTTGGTCGCGGGATCGAAATAGCTGACCTGCGCGGCCTTGTAGGTCTGCCGGCCGAGCGTCTGGTTCTTGAAGTCGAAGTTGATCACTCCCGTGCGGGAAATCGTCCCGACCGGCGCCACCGCTTCCAGTGCCGGGTGGCTGTAGAAGACCAGCTTGTTGTCCCGCACATTGAACTCGTAGTTGTGCGTGCTGGCGAGACGATGCAGGAAGGCAAGATCGGGTTCCAGCGCCTGGGTGACGCGCCCGTAGGGGACATTCGGATCGACGGCATCGCCAACCACCGTGAAGCCGTGCCGGGCCGCCACCGTGCCGGCGATCTGCAACAGGGTCTGGCCCTCATAGGCGGCACTATTCGGGGTGCGGAGCGCCTGCGTGAGGCCGGCCTGGATAGCTTTGATGTGGAACTGGTCGGGCGGCCCCTTGAGGCCAAACTCATCGATCTGGAACGTCCCGACAGACTTCAGGGCGCTGCCGGCGTAACCGAGCGAGAGGTCGATCGTATCCGTGATGGTGGGCGGATTGGCCTGCATCTGCTGCAGGGCATCGGTCAGCACGATCTCGATCGAGTTGGCCTGCTTGCCGACGGCCTCCTCGTAGGTGATCTCGCTCAGGAAGGTGGCGAGCCGGCGCGTGATGTCGGTTCCGTTGTACAGCACGCGCCAGTCCGGCACCGGCAGCGCGAGGGATATCCCGGCGCCGCTCATGCGATCAGCCGCCGCTCTGCGCGATGCAGACGTACTGCAGCTTGTTGCCGTTTGCGGACGTCTGGGTCGTCGAGATGGCGGTCGCCGAGGTCACGTAGCTCTGCGAGGCCAGCGGAGTAGCGATCCAGCTCACCACGCAGTACGGGGCCGCGTTGTAGGGCTGGGCGAAGGTGATGACGCAGCCGGTCGCGGAAGTTCCCATGGTCACGATCCCGGCGGTGTCGGTGCCGGCGATCGAGGGCGAGGTGCCACAGCTCGACAGGGTCGGGGCCGCGCTCTGGGCCGAGACCAGGTGGGCCGGGGCGGAGGTCGTGGTGCCGAACGCCTGGCCGGCGAGCGCGGCGGGGCTGGTGACGCCGTTGTTACCGGCAAGCCCGATGCCCACCGTGTTGGCGGTGGTCGGCGGGGTCTGGTAGATGACGGCGCGCAGCTGCCCGGTCGCGGGCGACTGTGCCTGCGTCGCCACGGCACCGCCGAGGCAGCCAATCAGGACCGCGGCGGCGGCGAGTTTCAGCACTGCGGGGAAGCGGAAGCGGAAGCGCATCGTGGTCTCCTGGATCTGAGGGGAGGGGGAAGGCGTTTCTGAAGCTGAGGCGTCGGCGGGCGCGGGGCCTAGCCCCAAGGCGTCGTGCTGGCCGGCGCCGCTGGCGGCGGCAGAATTCCGCCCTGGATCACGGTGCCCTGCGGGATCTGGCAGACGATCGGGACGGCCGGGTTGGCCATCACCAGGACGTTGATCTGCGTCGGATCGCCGTAGAGCTTCCACGCCACGGTGTCCCATCGCTCATTCAGGCCGGTCGTGTAGACGGCGTTCGGGGCCGCGGGCGCCGGCGTGCCGGATGCTGGCAGCAGCCCGTAGGCGAGGGCGAACTCGGCCGCCGTCATGGGTGTGGTCATGCCGACCTCGTGGCTGTGGACAGTGGCGCGTCCGCGAAGTCTCCGGCCACCGGGGCCGACGCGGGCGCTGGCGCCTGGAGCGGGGTTGCACCAGGGCCGGCCGTCGTGGTTCCGAGTGCGTTGGCGTTGGTCTGGACGGTGGGAGCCGAGGCCGGCAGCGTACCGGCCCATTGCAGCAGCGACAGTTCGCATCGCGCCGCGATCAGGGTGCCGTCATCGGCCCGCCAGACGTCCCGCTGCCGCAGGTTGGTGATCACGTAGTTGCCCTTGTTCTCGACCCCGATCACCATGGGCGCGGGCTGATGCAGGGTCCGCTGCTGCTGCAGGTCGGCGATCGCGGACGTGGGATCGCACCACATCTGGTGCAGATAGATGCCAAGCTCGATCCTGGTCAGGTCATCGAAAATCCACTGCAGAACGGGCGGGCCCTTGATGACGTCGATCTTGGCATAGTGAGACTCGTCCTCAAACGACAGCTTGTCCGGGCCGCCCAGAACTGTGAACCCGATACCGCCGAATGCGCCGAACATCTGCCGGTTCCCCTGCGATCAGTAGGCGGGGCTGAAGCGGCTGTCGCCGAAGTTCAGCCGCGCATCTTCGTCGGCCGAAGTCGGATTGAGTCTCTGCATCAGGCTCCGGTGCACGTCGGCCACAGCCGCCGCAGCAGCCTGCGGGGCCGTCGCGCCGGTCACGGTCTGGTTGATCGTGATGTTCGCCGGCGCGCTGACCGAGTTGTTCACCGTGGCAGATACCGGCGCCGGCGAGGCCGCCGGAGTGCCGCCGGCCCAGGTGGGCAGCACGGACCGCGCCGCGCCGGTGACGGCCCCGACAGCCGAGGACGCGGCCCCGCTCACCGCGCTCTTGACGCTCTTGGCGGCTTCCGAGATGGCCTTGACCTTGTTGTCCATCCACTCGGCCGCTTGCCGGACATCTTCGATGACGGGTCTGATCTTGTCCCACGCGGCCTGGAAGACCCCGACCACGGCGTCCCACATGGTCTTGAAGAAGTCCGAAACGGGTTGCCATGCCCCGACGATCGCCGTCGCGGCTTCAGCGAAGTAGCGCTTGATATCCTGCCAGTGGTCGTAGACCAGGACCGCGGCATCGACGAGCCAACCGAACGGCCCCGCGATGGCGGCCACGATCGCCATATGGTTCCTGATCCAGTCCACGGCCTCGGAGAAGTACCGCTTGATGTCCTCCCAGTGGTTGTAGATCGCGATCGCGGCCTCGCTGATGCCGCCGGTCATGATCGCGAGCGCGGTCCTGATCCCCTCGATGTGCTCCCGGCACCAGGCCACGCCTTCCGCGAACCATTGCTTGATCTTGTCCCAATGTTCGTAGATCTCGAAAGCCGCAACCGCGATGGCCGTTACCAGCAACCCGATCGGGTTCGCGGTCATCGCGACTTTGACGGCCATCATGCCCGCCTTCACCGCCACGAGGGACGAGTGGACGATGTAGAAGGCGCCCCCGAGCGCGATGGCGCCCGATGCGAGACCCGCGATCGCGGATGCGAACTCGGTGATGTGAGGGTGCTCCTCCGCGAACTGCCGCACTGCCCCGAGCACGTCGGTCAGGCCGTGGGCGAAGTCGGCGATCGGAGCCAGCAGCGGCGTCCCGAACGCGACCGCCAGGTCCGTCACGGCGTTATGGAGGTTGGCGAGCTGTGCCGCGAGGGTTTCCTGTTGCTTCGCTGCTTCGGCGGCAGTCGAGCCCGCAGCGTTCGCCAGGTCCTGCGTGCCCTTGGTGATGTCCCCGACATGATCGACCATCAGGGCCAGGAGCCTGCCGGACGGCCCGAGCTTCTTTTCAAACGCCTCCAGGGCGGCCGGGCCGCGATCGTGCAGATGCTCAATCGTCGTGGTCAGATCGATCGTGCCGTCGCGGAAGTGATAGAGCGCGAACCCCGCCTCGCGGATTGCCGGGACGCCGTCCTTGCCGGCCTTGAGCATCGCCTCCGCGAGCGTGCCGAAACTCACGCCGGCGTTGCGCGCGGCACCGGACTTGCTCAACGTCTCGACCGCCGCCAGCGACTGATCGATGTTGAGGCCGAGTTGCTTCGCGGTACCGGCGGTGTTGGCGAGCTCGCGCGCCATCTGCTGGGCGCCCCCGACGTTGGGCATCGCCTTCACCATCGCGGTGATCTTGTCGGCGACGTCCTGCATCCGTTCGGCGACTGGCTTGGCCTGGTCGCCCATGGTCTCCATGGCGGGGCCAAGGATCTTGGAAGCTCCCTCGGCCGAGGTGCCGATCACGTTGGCGAACTGCGCCGTCGTGGCCATGGTCTCTTTCGCGGCGTCGAGCGAGCCCGTGTACTTGGACATCGCGGTCTGGGCGGCCGTGATGTCCTCGGCGCTGCGGGCATAGGTGGTGGAAAGGCTATCTGCCTGTTCCTGCGCCTCCTTGAGCTGGTCGGCCGTCGCGCCGGTCGCCTGTGCGAGCCGCACCTGCGCCTGCTGCATTTCCTCGGCTGGCCCGATGACGTGCTCCAGCACCTCGTAGCCGACGAACGCCGCCGCGGCCGCCTTGCCGATCCTGCCGACCGATTCCTTGAATCCCTCGGCATGCTCCTTGATCTCGTTCAGTGGCCCACTGAACTTGTCCCGGAGTTCGACGAGGAACTGCAGGACGCCGGCATTGCTTTCGTCAGCCATGGGGGGTGCCTGGTTTGGCTTCGCAGTCCCGCAGTGCCTCGGCCCAGAAGAAGATGTCGCCGATCGTCATGCGGCTCAACTCACTGGGCTGGATGTTGGCCCGCACTAGACTCCCGAGGAGGGCGCGGCTTGGGGCTCGGGAGCCTCCATGGGGGAGTCGTCTTCATTCAGCTTCTGGAACACCTTGCTGATCCGGGTGATGACTCCAAGCGGCAGGCGCCGGAATGTGTCGTAGGTCATCTGGACGCCGTCGATCGCGACGCAGCGGGCCGTCAGCGCATAGTACTGCTCAACCGATGAGGCATCGGCAGGGGCGGACTTGAGGGCCTGGATGCTGTCGTCACCGGTGGCTTGGCGGATCACCGCGACACGGCCGCGCGATAGCGGCACCCTTGTGGTCGGGACCGTGGGATCGGGGACTTCAACCATCATGGCGGAGTTTCCTTGTGTTGCTGATCAGGCGCCGAGGTTCGCGCGATACTGTGCGAGCTGATCGACGCCATTGACGACGTATTGATTCGAGAGCGAGTCGAAGAGCAGGATCTGCTGGCCGGCGAGCGAGTAGTCGATGTGGTAGACCGACGCGACGCTGCTGTACTCGGCGTTGGCCTGCGCCTTGAGGTCGATCGGCCCGGGGTCCTTGAAGATCACGGTCATGTTGCCGGAGACCGGCAGATCCTGGATCAGCCCCGTTGACGCGATGACCTGTGCGTCGGCCATGAACGTGAGGGCCGTCATGCCATTGGTGTTGTTGATGTTGGTCAGGACATCGGCATCGAATGACGTCCACTTCAGGGTCGTCTCGAGCTTCTCGAACCCGACCGGCACCTCGATCTGGCCGGCCATGCCGAGCGACTTGTAATCGACCATGACACGCTTTGGCTGTGGGATCTTGAACTCCGCCATTCGGCCGAGCAGGTCTGTACCGTTCAGCAGCACGTTGCAGTTCCACAGCGTGGTCACAGAAATGAGCTGCGCCACCGTACTCTCCTATGTCTGGGTTGCGTGGCGCCGGGGTGCCACCGTTCCTTGGCGCGTTACGTGGAGGACTGCGAGGACGTCAGGCTGTTCAGCAGCGAGGTGTCGACCGTGAAGTTGTAGGTGATGTCCTCGGCGGGGGGCGGCGGCATCAGGTTGATCGCGAAGACGATGATGCCGGCCGCGAGCTGGGTCGCGGGGTTATCGCCCGAGTTGAACGAGATCTTGGAGCCCGGCAGCAGGCCGCCCTGCCGGATGACGTCGCGCAGATAGGCGTTCACCGAGCCCAGCACCGAGTTGATCAAGCCGCTGGTGATCGGCAGATCGACGAACTGCAGGCTGGCCTGCTGGATCGATACCTCGATGACGTCGAGCACCATCCGGACGGCCAGGAATGTCCTGGCGTCGGTGTAGGTCGGGTATGCGGACGACCGGTTGCCCCAGGTCCGCAAGCCGGTCGCGAAGGCGTTGAAGACTGTGATGATCCCGGCCGCGTTCAGGTTGTTGGTGTCGCTGTCCTGATCGGTCGCGGACATGTAGATCGGCACGTCGGGGCCGGTCGGATCGGTCAGCACGGTGTTGCTGGGCGAGTACCAGAACCCATTGTTGACGATCCTGGACGACCAGGCCCCAGCCACGAGGGCGGAATACGGGGCCTCGGCCGTGGCGTCGACCACGGGATTCACGACCACGCCCGCGGCGTTGATCATCGTGGCGGTCGGATCGATACCCAGATCCTCGAATTTCTCGCACGGGAAGCAGTGGCCGACCCGATAATCCGTGATCCCGAAGGCTGTGGTCGTGTCCGAACGACTTGCCAGCGCTGTCGCGACACTGACATTGGGCGCGGAATCATCGAGCGAGATCCCGCGCAGCGTGTTGGCAATCACCTCCAGGGCGGACGCTACGGGCCGATCCTGCGAGCCGGCGTTGCCGGCATAACCGGGCGCGATCAGGATCCGCGGCGTGAAGCCGAACTTGCTCATTGCGAGCTGCCACGCCTGCATGCCCGTGTATTGGCCGCCCGTCACGGCCCCGATCAGGTCGGAGTCTTGGACTTGCGAGGGATCGCAGTACGCGTACGAAACCGAGAGGGCCAGGCTCGGCGCGATGGCACCGCCGGACTCGGCATAGATCAGGCCGTTGACGTAATCGACCGTATAGTCGGTGTTCTCGACGTAGGTCGGCGATCCGCCGGCCGCCTTCACCACGACGGTGCTGGGGGGGCCGGCCCAGGTCATGTTGAAGGTAGCGCCCGTCCCCGCGCCGCTGCTGCTGGCCTGCGCAACCGGATTGGCTGGCACTGCCGTGTAGGAGCCGGCGGTCGACACGGTAGCGGCCAGGATGCCGAATACGGCGGCGTTGAAGGTAGCGCCCGTCCCCGCGCCGCTGCTGCTGGCCTGCGTGAAGGTGGCGCTGTTGGCCGTGTATTTGCCCGGATTGACGACCGAGAAGGTGTTGACGCCCATGACCAGCGACAGTGCGGCGCCGGTCAGGCCCGCACCGGTCACCGGCTCGTCGGTCAACGTGGTCGGGTTGACCGTATAGGCGCCGGCCACCGAGATGGACCCGACCGCCGTGATGGCGCCACCGGAAACGGTCACGCTGGCCTGGAACTTCGTGCCGGAGCCGGTCGTGCCCGTGACGGTCTGGGTGCCGTTGGTGCCACCGGTGCCGCCCGCCGCTATGGTGGCGGACACGACCTGAGTGGTATCGACCGTGACCTGGCCCGCGACCGTCGAGGTCCCGCCCGCGAGCACGATCCCGGCGCCCGGCGCATAGCTGTGGGTGGCGGCGCCGCCCGGGGCGTTGAGGCCGAGCGAGACGATCTGCGTGGACGCTACCGTCAGGACCGTCGCCGGGATCATGGAGGTGCTGGGGGTCCCGCCCGCGAGCGTCACGGTGTCGCCGTGGGCATAGCTGTGGTTCGTCTGGCCACCCGGTGTCGCGACGACATCGACGGCCGCGGTGCTGAGCGGCGTGTTGGGCAGTCCGGGGCCGATCAGGCCCATGTGGCCGACGCTGACGTACTGGGTCCCGCTGGCCGGCATCGCGAGCGTCTGACCACTGACCTGGGTGTTGTGGATCAGCGGATTGAAGACGTTGACGGCGATGACCTGACCAACGCCCTTGGCGCCGGCCTGGTCGAGGATGTGCTGCAGCGCGTACGGGATCGAGTAGCCCTCGATCATCGGCCCCAACATGCTCTGGGCCGACTTGCTGTTGACCAGGATGGGCTGGTTGGGGGCGGGCGGGGTGCCGGACTGGACGTCCCAGCTTGGCGCCGACCCGACCAGGCCGATGACCGCAGCCTTGACGGACTGGATCGACACGCCACCGGCCAGCGTCTCGGTGATCGTGATGCCATGGAAAAAGCTCATCGGAGCCTCCGATTTCTGTCTGCCGCAGCTACGCGGATTGCCCGACGCCGCGGCAAAGCGCGGCGCTCATCGGTCGAGGGGTGGCGTTGATCAGGGAGCCGTGACGGTATCGAGGACTGGCGCCGTGGTGATCTGCACCGTCATGTCCGGCGCCAGGATGCCGGACGGCACGATGCTGAAAGTCCCGACCACGGCGGCAAAATTGTAATCGCGATCCAGGCGCGCCGGCACGCCTCCTGGAGCCGCCTCGGTGGCCGGAGCCATCACCGAGACCACGATGGTGTTCGGCGGAAGTGTCAGCGTGCCATCTTGCGCGATCGTCATGGTTGCCGTGACCGCGCCGGCGAATGTCGAGACCAGATCGGTGATCTGCTTCAGGTTCGCCAGCAGCATCTCGGGTGCCTGCTGGGGCCGCAGCGTCACGACGTTGAGCGTCATCCGGTAGTCCCAGACCTTACCTTCGGGATCCTGCTGGGTGTAGCGCTCGTCGGTGAAGTAGGCGTTCCGGCATCCCGTCGGTCGGAAGCCGGTCAGCGCCGCCTCGACGGCATCATTCAGCGCGAAGACGGATCCTGGTCCAAGCAACGCCCATGCAGTCGTGCGCGCCAAGATGTGGATCTCGAACTCGATGGTGCGTTCCTGCAGCATCGCGGTGGAGTTGATGGGCTGGCCTAGGCGCGTGCTCGAATACGCCACCAGCAGGAACGCGATCGACTTGCTGGCCCACCACTTGTCGAGATCGTAGTTGGGAAACTCGTAGACGCCGATCGAGGCGAGGTTTGCCTTTGCCAGGAAGCTGCGAAGCTGCCCGGCGATCTGATCCTGGATCGCCCCGACGTCCATCGGCGAGGGCGGCGTGTATCGGCGTCCGAACCAAGCAACAGGGTCGATCTCGACCGGGAGGCTACCGTAGGTCGGCACGTTGTCAGACATCGACATTACCTCGAATGCGGCAGCACCATCTCGATGCCGAGGATCTGCTCGCTCCACCGGTTCTGCATGGTGGCCGGGGTCGTGACTTGCCTGCCGTTGATCCATGCCTCTTGTACGAGATCATCGAGTGTGTTTTGCGCCGTTCGGCCGCACGCGATCTGGACGGCATGCTCGACCGCGTCGGCAAGGTTGTTCAGGTCCGCGACGGCAGAATCATCCTCGATCTGGCCATGCAGGGTCTGGATGATGCCTTGCGCCCTCAAGGTCACCTTGGCGGGCGCGAAACGCTGGCCGCGGTCATACTCCTCGCCAAGCTCGACGAAGAAGAAGGCCGGGTACTGCTCGGCCGGCAGTTTCCCGAGATTGATCATGCGGCGGCCCGCGTAGCCGAATGACCCGGCCGGGGCCAGCAGCATGGTGCGGAGCTGCTCAAAGAACGCGCTGTAGATGGCCTCGCGGCCCAGGGACGACATCTGACCTGCCTATTCTGGGGTGCCGGGCGCCGCCTTGGCGGGACGGCTCGTGCCCGGCACCTTTCGTCCGGACTCTGGTCTGGGCTGCCAACCCGTGCCGCTCCGGCTTGTCTCGGTAGTGACGCGTCAGAGCTTTTCGATGGCGGCGCCGAGCGCGCGCGCCAGCGCGTTCTGGACCTCGGTTTTCTTGTCCCGGATGCCGGGTGCGAAATATGGCCGGGCCGGCATCGTGACGCTGCGCTTGAGCGCAAACAACGGAGTCGCCTCCGCGTCACCGGGCTGCTTGCCCATGATGGCGCCACCGGCGAAGAACGTCTTCCAGCCTTGGCTCTCAGCCTGCCGCGGGCCGAATCGCGCCACGCCGGCTTGCGTCTTAACGGCATCGAGCGGGATGGCGAGGAACTGCCCGTGGACCGGCTTGATCTCGCCGCCGTACTCGTGGATGCGGGCATAAGGAAGCCCCTGGCCCGCCAGAACGCGGCCCGTCACGCTGGCGGCCCCGCGTTCCACCTTGCCCGGCACGATGCTGCGGCTCAGTGCGCCAGTGCGGCGCTCCAGGCCGGACTTCGGCAGCGTCACCGACTTGATGTGTCCCACCAGCATGATGGTGACGAGCGATATCTCGCGCGCCGCGGCATTCATGACCGCCGGCGTGATAAGGTTGATCTTCGCCGCGATGGTGTTCTCGGTGACGGTGATGTCGAGCGGCATCTCACCACCGTCCTGCGCCGGCGGCGCCCGGCATCACGACGTCGGCGATCGGCACCACGGCGCGATGCAGATCCAGCGCTTCCTTGGTGCGGGGGTGCATGTTCTTGAGCATAAAGCTCACCCGCTGCGGCCCTTCACCGACCGAGGTATCGCCCATGCGGGTCCGCATCGTGGCGGCGTAGCTGGTCAGTTCCAGGCAAGCCACGACGATGTCATCGGGCAGCGGCTCGGCGCCAGCCGGCGGCGCCACATAGGCCGCGGTGCAGCGCCAGGTGATCAGCCCGTCCACGACGGCGGCGCCGATCGTGGTCGGCCATGCCGGAGCGGTTGCCCCGGTGGCACCCTCGCCGCTGGCCGTGTAGACGCAGCCGTTCCCGGGCAGAATTTGCGCCCCTGGGGCGGTCGGCTTCTCGGCCGTCCATTCCGGCAGGCCAGCCAGCGCAACCTGCCCGGGCGTCAGATACCCGGCCGCGTAGGACAGCGCGACGTTCTTGATCCCAGGGGCGAAGCGGCCACCGCCACCGCCGGGAACGCCGCCGGGCCGGAGGTAGATGAACTGCTCGTCGTTGATGTACCCGGGCCCCGTGGGTCCCTGCGCCGGCGTGACGGTGTGGCCGTTGATCGTGACTGCCGCGACGGAGATGATCGGCCAGTTCTTGGTGCGCATCGACTCCAGGCCGTTGCCGTGCCGCAGCTCGGTGTAGCTCTCGGCGACGAGGTGGCGGCTCAGGTACTGCTCGATCCCGCGCGACACGCTGGTCAGGATGCGGGCCAGCACGACGTCGCCGCGCGTCGTCTCCGCGAGCGGCACCATGTAGGCTTTCAGGCTCGCCAGGTCGGCGAGGTCTCGGGTAGTGGCCATGGTGGCTGCGCCCTATGACCGGCGAGCTTGCTTCCCGCCGCGTTTGTCGGCGCCGGACTCCGGAGTCGCGGCGTCATTTGCGCCCGGAGCTTCGTCGGGCGGCTCGTGCTCGACCCGCCAGCCGTGGGCCAGGGCGTGCTCCAGCATCCGCTGGTCCACCATCACGGCTCCGTACTTGTCGGGCTTGCCCACCGCGAAGGACATGCTGGCGCCTGGCGCCGGCGGAGCAACACGGATCTGCATTTTGTGGGGAATTCCCTTGTTGGATAGCCAAAGGCGCCTGATGAAGCGAAGCATCTCCGCCTTCAGTGGTGTTGGGTCGGCGGCCCCGGCATCGTTCCGGGGCCGCCGATGTTGCGGAGAGGTCAGCCGTTGCCGACGTTGGTCAGGAGGCCCATGGCGAACGGCACGTAAACGGCAAGAACTTCTTGCGAGTAGCAGCCGTAATACTGCTCGCGCGAAACCTTCGGCCAGATTTCGCTGTAGTAATCCTGCCGGGTCTGCACGACAGCGCACTCCGGCACGGCGTTCGACACGTACCATGGCGGCAGATGCTCGGCCCAGCCGAGGAGTGTCCCGGCCGCCAGGTTGGGATGGATCTTGATCGGAATCTTGACGCCGCCGTCCGGGGTGTAGGGGTTGAAGTAGTAGCTGACGACACCGCCGGCCGTGACCTTGTATTCGGCACCACCCTCGGCATCGACTTCCTGGTTGTAGCGCAGCAGTGGGGCCGAGGCGCCGTTCAGCGTCTTCGCCGTGATGTTCTTTTGTTCCTGGCTATTGACGTAGATCACGGTGGCGCTGAGGCGAGAGTTGTCCCACATCGCCTTGTTCATGGTGTCGATCTCGTTGACACCGCCGGCGCCCGAGCTGGTCAGGAAAGTGCCGGTGCCGGCCGTACCGGTCGGGAGCGTGTTGACGTAGGCGCCGCTGGACGGGTTGAACGCCCAGGTCAGCAAGCCGTCGAAGGCGTAGCTCTGGTTCGTGCTGCAGTCCGCGGTGATGGCGGCGGCGGGCTGCAGGCCGGAGGTCAGCGGCGCCGAGAACACGACGCTGTTGATCGTGGTGATGGCCTGCAGGGTCTCCTGACCGGCCACGCCGACGAACCAGGCATAGGCGACGGCACCCGTGACCGGCGTCTCGGCGCCGGTCAGCGCCTGGCCCAGGGTGATGGGCTGCGTCGTGTTCGGCGACTTGTTCGAGGAGCCGCCGTTCAGGACATAGGTGCGGGCATCGTTGCCGGTGATCGTCAGCGCCTGCGCGATGCCGCCGCTGAGCGAGGAGTTCAGGTAGCCTTCCTGGGTCAGCGCGACCACGATGACGCTGTACGTGCCGGCCGGAAGGGTTGCCGTGGAGCCGGAGGCGCCAAGGGTCGGGGCGGACGGAGTGCCGAGCGGCAGGGAGTTGTCGCCGCCGATCAGCCCGGCCTCCTCCTTGATGAAGGTACGCAGCAGCAGCCGGAGCTGCACGAGGGCATCCTCGTCCTCGAAGCCATCGGCCGCGAAGCGGGCTTCCTCGGTGATGCTGTCTTCCTCGCCCAGCGTCATGTAGGACAGGGACTTGTTGGACGTCACGTAGGACATCGAGGCGCTGCGCCGGCCTTCCTGGACCCACCCCATGAAGGGCTGGCCGGAGCCGATCGTGTTCACGACCGCCTTCCAGTGCGCGGCTTCGCCGGGATGCTCGCGCTGCATCCTGGCGAGGCTGTTGCGGATCGGCGTCACGGTCGGGAACAGGTTCATGGCCGGGGCCCGCAGATCGTAGTAGGTGAGGCCGGTTGCGACCGACACGCTCTTGCGCAGCGAGTCCGACATCTGGTCGTCGGTCATCGGGTTGCCGAACGACGCCTTGAAGAGATCGAGCGTATGGGCGGCGCGTTTGCGGGACATGTAGCCGATGCGGTTCTTGTCCGGGGCCGACGTGCCATTGATGGTCGCCTGGAAGCGGTCGATCACCGCATCCCGGGGCTGGACGACGCGGGTTGCCATTCGAGACTCCTCTATGACCGCCGCCGCTCAGGCGTCAGCGGATCCGACAAATGCCGGGGCGTGCGCCAGCACGACCGCGCGGCGTGGGACAAGAAGGCTGGCGCCTGAAGCTATTTCGATGTCGACAGGTAGGCTTCGCGCAGCAACGCGTCGGCGCGTTCCGGGCCGGCCGGAACCGCGAGCACCTTCTGCAGCAGCGCCGACTGCGGAGCGGGATCCGTGGCACCACCACCGGCGCTGATCGCGCCGCCGTCCGCGGTCTTGGTGACGGCGCTGCCGGCCGGCCGCGAGGCGTGCCGGAGCGGCGTCACCACGGGCTCGCCCTCGAGCTTGGCGATCTTGCTCTTGAGCGTAGCGATCTCGACGTTGGCCGTGGTCAGGCTGGCCCGCATGTCCTGGGTCGCCTTCACCAGCGGCGCGACCTGGCCCACGATACTGCGAAGTAGCTTCTCGGATCGCGGATCGGTCGTGGTCGTGGCAGCAGGCGCCTGGCTGCCGGAACCAGTACCGGTTGCCGTGGGACGATCTGCCGTCGCGAGGCGCTCCATCTCGGGCGCTGCCTTGTCGAGCGAATCGGCCAGCGCCTTGCGGAGCTTGCGGACGTCCTTCGGGACCGGCTTTTCGGCCCTGGCCCGCAGCACGCCGGCGAGATCGCGCATCCAGGTCGGGGCCGCGAGCGTGACGTACTGAGGGCCATTACTGTCGCCGGTCCAGATGCGCTCGACGTCCTTGCCCTCGCCGAACTCCGTCGCCTCGCGGGCCACGACGTCTTCCAGGAGCTTGATGCCGGACGCCAGCCATTCGTGAAGCTGCTCGACCAGCTTGACGGCGTCTGGATCGGTGTCGCCCTCGGCGGACTGCTCGCGCTGATAGTCGTGCTGCAGCGATCGGATACCAGTCAGGGTGCTGGCCAGAGACGCGATGAAGCCCATGCTCTTGTGCATCGTCGCCGCCTTGGTGAGGGCGCCGCCGCAGGCCGCGCACTTGGTGTCGCCATCCTTGATCTCGGCATGGCAGGCCGGGCAGGTCTTGGCAGCCTTGGCCAGCGGCTGCGACTGACCTTGCGCAGCCCGCACCTTGACAAGCCGATCGGCCCTGGCCACCCAGCGCGCGGCCTTGGCCAGCTTCTTGGCCTTCCGGGCCGCCTTGGCGAGCTTGCGCGCGCGTCGGTCTGCCTCGCTCTCGCCGGTAGGAAGCACCGCGTTATCCTGCTGGGGATGCGGCTCGGGATGGGCCTGATCGACCGTCACGCCGGCACCCTTGGTCGCCGTGCCGCCCTTCTTCTTGGTGCTGCCGGGCCAGTCCTCGGGCAGCTTGTCGGTGGCCTTCAGGCGCTTGGCCTGGGCGGTGATGTGGGCCTTCGCCTTGTCCTTGTCCTTGGCGCGGCCGAACGCCGAGACGGCGTCCTCCAGATCGGCCTCGGTCTCGATCGGGAAGCTGCCGTCCTCCATGGCGTGGCCAGCGTCGGCCGCATCCTGGCGCTGCTTGTCCGTGAAGTCGCGCTTGCCGAAGTACACGCCGTGCTTGTCGAGCCACGTCCCGTCGGCCGACTTCGTCAGCTTGGCGAGCGGCTTCACGGCACGCTTCTGCGTCGGCTGCGCCAGATCCGGAAGCCCCGCATCGGTGAAGCTCTTCGCCATCGCCTTGCGGGCATCCGCGACCTGGCGCAGCGTACCGGCGAACTTCGCATGGCCTGCGGCGTCCTCGGTGCGGCTGTCGGTCTTGGCCCGTTCGGCGAAAGCGTCGTACTCGCCGGCTGCCTTCCCGCACTTCTCGGCGTGGGCGGTGCAGTGATCGGCCGCGGCCTTGCACAGCGCGATACGAGCGCCGCCGGCCGCCTTGCCGAGATTGCCGTCCTCGTTGGCGCCGTGCGCGGAGTCCGACGGCACCGTCTTGATCCGCTCCGCCACGAGATCGTGGTAGCTCTGGGCGGCGTCGTGGTGATGCTGGGCCGCGGTCTCGTGCGCCTCGGCCTCGGCGTCGGCGTGCTTGGCCTGGTCCTTGTCGCCGTCGGCGCGCTTCGCGTTGGCGGTGGCGCGGGCCTGTGTGGCGGCCGCGATGGCCGCGATGGCCGCGGCGTCCTCCTCGACAGCCCTGCCATGCGCGGCCTGGATCTCGGTCAGCGCGGTGATGCCCTCGATGTTGGCCGAGCTGATCGCCGCCGTCATCTTGGCGAGTGCGGCCTCGGCCTCGGCGAGGATGTTGTCAGGCATTTGAACCTCCTTGGAACCGCCGGACGCCAGCGAGGCCGCCAGCCGGCGATAGTTGCGGGCGGCGTTGCGGTGGTGTTCGGCCAGCGCGGCGTTGGCGTCGGCCAGATGGCTGTGAACCGTGATCCCCACGGCGTCGGCCCCGGTTTCGGCGGCGGCGCGGCGGGTGCGGTGATGCGTGGCGGCCTGCTCGGCCTTTTCGGCCGCGGCGTCGTGCTCGGCGGCGTGGGTCAGCACCTCCTGGCGCAGCGCGTCACGGGTCGCGAAGGTGCCGCCATAGAGGCGGTGGCCGGCCTTCCCGAGCGGCTCCGGGCCGCAGCCCAGGAACTTCGCCAGCGGTTCCGCGGGGGCGGCACCGTCCGCCTTGACGATATCGATCCGAGCGTCAGGGTTACATGGCCGATCGACAAGCGAGATTTCGACCAGGTCGATGCCGGTCACCGTGCGCTTGTCGTCCGGGTCGCGATCCGTGATGCGGCCGCCAACCGAAAATCCTTTGTAGACGGCCGGCAGCTCGGTTCCATCAGCAAGCTTTGTCGGCTTGCATTTCGCCCACGCCTGATCGTCCTGGACATAGGCGCCAAACCACAGACCTTTGCCGTCGATCGTCGCTTCGACCGCTGTCCCAACTGCGGACGGCTGGTGCATTTGGCGCACGCAACCCCAGTCAAGATATTCCGGAAGAGCTTTCTTGACCGCGTCGAGCGTTATGACCTCGCCGCTCTGGTCGCGGGTTGGCGTCGTCGCGTACCCGAAGACCATGCGCTGCTCTTCGTCGATCTTGCATATCGGCGCGAACAGAACGGGCGTGACGCCACCTGCGGAGGTCGAGACTGCACCAGACATATCGATTACTCTTCGCTCTCGCTGCCTTGGTCGCCGCCGTCCTCGACGATCGTCACCGCGATGTCGCAGCGGTCGTTGGGATGCGCCGGGGGCGCGTCATCACCAGACTGGAACGTGTCGTCCATGTCGATTTCCCCCTGGTCCGCGTTGGCTTGGCAGATTTCGCAAGGGTCATCGCCCACCAGCCAGGACTTCTTCATCTTGGCCCCGTACTCCTTGGCGGCCTCGCGGTAGCCCGTCATGGCTCCGGCCATGCTGGCATCGGCTGCCTCGGTCCTTGCGATGGTCAGCGAACGGGCCAGCGAGAACGCATAGTCCTCGCTCAGCAGATCGCGCGTCTGGGCCGCTGAAAGGCCATCCTCGTACGCCTGGGCCAGCGTGCCGCGCAGCATCTCGCGCGTCGTGTCGTCGATCCGCATCGCGGCTCGTTTGGCCGGCACCAGGTTGCCGTCCTCGTCGTACCGCATCCCGACCATCTCGGCGGCGCGCCGGCGGGCGTGGTCGAGCGCCTTTTCGTCCACGGCGTCGAAGACCGCGGAGTCGTCATGCTGTTCCGGCGCCACGGCCTCCACGGCGGCCTCGGCCGCTGCCTTGCCGGCCTGGACCGCGATCCGGCCGAGATCGGGCTCGATCTCGATCAGCTTCTTGAGCGCGTCCAGGCTGATCTGCGACGTAGCGGTATTGGCCCGCGCACCAGCGCTGGCTGCATCCTTGCCGAGCTGGTCGCCGATCTCGTTCAGAACCTCGTTGCGGAGCGCCGTCAGGACACGGTGGACCTTGTCGGCGATCGCCTGGACCTCGGCATCTCGGGGCTGCCGCACCGGCGGCAGGCGATGCGCCGCCGCCTTGCTGAGCGGATCAGTACCGGAACCAGTCGTGGCGATGAAAGGGACGGGGCCGCCTTCGGCTGCCTCCATCTTCCGCATCGCGTCCGGCGAGATCGGAGTCGTGGTCTTGCCGCTCTTCAGCCATTCCTTAAACCGGGCCATGGTCCATTCGTGGACCGAGCCGATGAAGTGGTGCCCGGGGTGTGCCGGTCCGCGAGTGTCGGCGTTCCGGTACGCGGCGATGAAATCGTGCTGCGCCTCGGACCAGTGGTGGTAGCCGATGAATGTCTTGTGCTCGTCGAATGATCCATCTTCCTTCACCTGATCGATGATGAAGACGGTGGCGCTTTCGGGATCCGGTCCGAGAAAGACATCGACCGGCTCGCCGTCGGCGTCTTTCGTGTCCTCGATGTAGCCGTACTCGGTCGGCATCACGGCGCGCCAGCCGTCGTGCCGGCTTTCGCGAATCGAACCCTGGGCGTTCTCGATCGCGATCGGGAGGCCTTGGATCTCGATATGGCCCTTCTTGTAGTTGCCGGAGGCACGCTGGGCTTCGGTCGGGTCGCGGGCTGTTTCGGCCGCGGCCTCCTCGACCTCGGCGTGGGTTACCTTGGCGAGCCCGGAGTCGTCGTCGCCATACTCCGGCGACCCGAACAGCAGCATGCCGGGGAAGTTCGGCGGGACATCGTCCGGAACGTCGAGGGAAACCAGCATCCGCGGCGTGTCACCAAGCCAGCCGTCAAACGCGGCCATCTCGCGCCGCAGCTCATCGGACTCAAGCGCCAGCCAAACTCCAGTCGCATCCGCCTCTACCTTGATCTGACCGGGCTCCACCAGGATCATCGGCGCCATCTCGGGGCTGAGCATGAGGTCGACCGGCCACGACAGCAGCCCGGCCGTCACGATCATCGCGACCGTCACGGCGGGCCGCTCGACCAGGCCGATGCCATAGCGATCGGCCCACTCGCTCAGCTCGTAGACGCTGTAAAGTGGGCGCTCGACCGAGATGACCTCCGAGCCCGCCATCTTGCGGGTGGCGCCGCTGGGCCGCGTGCCGGGCTGGACCGGCTCCACGGCATCGTCACGGCCGGGCC